CATTGAACTATATGGGAAGAGTATCAGTGATTACACCATTATCAAAATAATGTAACCACCGATATAAGAAAGAGAGGTTAGCTTATGAGATAAACTTTTAATATTATGTAATGCCCCTATAGGGCAGGATATTAAGAAAAGCTGATTTCATTGTTTTCCATATGTGATATATACGAAGCTGAAAACAGTTATAAAGCCTTATTTTACAAGGAAAACTCGGATTTTCTATTTCGCTACTCTATATTTATGAGCAATTTTTCGCTTTCTTTCACGTTCATTTAAAGTCGCACAATCACAACAATACAATCGTTTATTTCCTGTTTTCTCGATAATTCCACCACATCGTTTACAACGAGAATATTTTTTATGATCCCTGATTCCATAATACTGTTTTTGATATTTTCTCATTTCTCCATCAAGTGATCTATTAATATATTTCACATAAAAATTATCCTCAGTGATAAAATCATAATTATTTATAATTTGAGTCTTATCTTCGTATTCCTCAATTAGTTTACAATTATCAAAGCATCTTCTCAGAAATCCTTCAACAACTTTTTTATACTCATTCCAAGATAAAGTCATTTTCTCCATTTGAAAACGTTGTTTAAGTTTTTCTGATTTATCAATTGCATCATCAATTATATCTGTAACGATATTTGCATCCATTTCTGTTCCAGATAACCAATCAAAGTACATTAACTTTGGTTTCTTTAATAAATCCATGTACTCCTTATTGAGAATTACTTCTTTATCAAAATATCTTGTATAAATATTATTAATTTTCTGCCTGATAATAGCGCACCAATTTTCATCTTTAGTCATTGACTTGTAATATCTGTATTCAATTCCTGACCATGTATCAAATACTCGTCCAAGTTCTGTATCAAGTAAATCCTTTCTGACTTTAAAATGAATTGTTTTAATATATGTACGTCTTTTATTATCAGAAGCCCATATTGAGGAGCAGAACGAGCTGAATATCTCGTTCTTTGCCTCATTATTCTCTGCTTCTTTGTAATCTTCTATAATTTCATATAGAAATGTTTCATTACAGTCGTAAATATGTATCACCTACCTCAAATTCATAGTATTTTCCCAAATATTCATATGAATTGTCCGTCTTATAAGGGACTTCTCTTATTGATATATTTCTTTTTGGATTCGTGTTATTCTTGAGATTTTCAATGATATAATCACCATAAGCTGACCATGCAAGAGATTTGCTAATAGAAACAGAAGAGTAGGATGCTTTGATAATATAATTTGCTATAATATTTTCAGGCAATTTAATCTCATTTAGGAGTTCTTCTTTATATTCGTTTACAACTTCATCCATATTAAATTTATGGTCTTCATCGTCCGACTTGTCTCTATGCAGATTCAGATGTTGCTTAATATCAACAGCATACATATTTATAAACTTCCTGCACTTCTTTAAAACTTTTTTATCAGATAAATCCAAATCATTATTAATGATTAAGCACCTAGTATCAACCAAATCAATTTTATTATCCCATAAGATATTTTTCTTTTCCCAAGTTTCAATATAATCACATAACTCATTCATAGGAGAGGGAGAGTGATATGCATTAAGATATTCTTTGTCTTCATCAGACACATCTTTATTTTTCTTGATTATATTCATATAGGATTTCATTTTCTTTGGATAATTATGAAGTAAGAAATATGGAAGTTGTTTGAGATGCTTTCTAAGACCTGAATTCATATGCCATCTAAATCCCGTTTTAAGGAAGTCGATTTCTTTGCCCTGAAAAATTCTTAGAAGAGAAGAGTAGTCGGAATACAATTTTTGAATATCTGGATTGGTCGTATATTTATTTTCTATACTTGTAGCAACATTAGTAATTTCACCAATACGATTATCTCTTGTCATTACTTCATACTCAATAAGATTCTCTTTTGTATATGGTTTTGACTGAGCAGTTACTTTATCTTCAATATCAAGTATGATGTGCTTGTCTATTTTTGAATCAATAATAATAGGATCGTTACTTAAATAGAAAATGTCCCCATCAAAATCTGCACCGCCTTGATACATCATACATATTAAACATTACTACATCTTGGTCTTTAAAATAATCAAACCATTTTGTAAGAATATCATTTCGTACAATCTTAATCTTATTTACCTCTGACGGATCAACAAGCGGAGAACGGAATGAACAACAATATCCTGGTTCAAAATTAGCTGTATATAATTCTCTTTCTCCAAGACAGCCAACTGGTTCTTCACCAACGGCATACTGAAGATAGCCAATCATATCACCGACACCTGTATGATAAAAACCCGAGCAGTAAATCTTGCCAACTTTTGCTTCATCAATAGACTTTTTTAGTTTTCTATAAATAAATTGCTTAACGGCAGGATCTTTCAGCATAACATCATTTACTAATGCAGCTTCAAGATATTTACTTTCTGGCTCATAATCTTCTGTGTCGGTAATTCCCATGAATTTATATGTATAAAATTTATCACCTTTAATAATTTTTTCATACATATTAGTGGTATATTTTGCAAGCTTAATGATTTTTCCATCATTCTTAGAATCTAATATGTTGTAGTCCTTTTTTGTTTTATCTGTATAACATTTCACATATTTATTATTCCAAAGATCCAGACATTGTAAATACTGAAAATTCATTCGTGTATATTTATTTAAATGCTTAATATGATGACTGTATTTACTGATTCCAAGTTTAAATTCATACTTTCTGACAGTATTCATATATTCAATCCATGCATTTTCACCATAAGTTGACTTAAAAATCTTGTGTCCTTTAAACATCGAAATATTCCAAATACAATCTATATCATCAACATTATGAACATGACCATAGATATCAGTGATAGTAGTATAACCCCATTCTTTGAGAATTTGTTTAAATGGTACATACACAGAATAGCCTTTAATAAATGGCAAACGCACCTGTGTTCCAATAACTTTATAGTCTAATCCAAGCTGTTCACTCACAGTATTCATAAAGTTTTCTTCATGACAACCACATCCGTCAAAAGGTGATAATCCAATATCTTTTAATCCTTCTTCAATTTCTCTAGTCTTATATTTCTTTTTCTTTCCAGTGGTTTCATCAACAAATTCTTTTTCTCTTTCAACTACATATTTGATAAGCTGATTTTTCAATATTTTTTCATACTCACCGATAATCACAATATTAGGCATATAATCTTTAATAAGAGTACATGAACTGAATGGTAAACATCTCTGAGCTTCATATTTAGAAATAACACATTCATCAATTTTAATATCCATCTGAGTAATCAAATATAACTCATCAAAAATTTCATCACATACAAATGCAGTTATTCCATCTTTACCTTGTGAAGCTGATTTACCAAAACGAGAATAGTGGATTCCATTATATGTGAATCCATCATTTAGAATTTTTCTAAGAGATTCTTCCTGTTTTGGATTTTTCTTTGCTACAACTAACATAAGTTCATTTATATGAGATGATGATTCGCCACGAAGTCTCTGAATCTGATCAAATAAAGGAGAGTCGCCTTGTTTGATCAGATATTCTTTTTTGATTTCTGTGTCTCTATTAATCTGAATGTTAAAATCTCCATCAATAAGTTCTCTTATTGGGATTTTAACTAATGTATATTGTACCTTTTTTATAATGATTCACCACCTTAATCTAAATTTTCCCAAAATTCATTTTCAGAATCATATCCACCATAATCTAAGCTCTCTGCGAATTCATGAGATGATTTTGTAGATGCTTTGCAATAACATTGCTCCAATTCAGAACATTCTTCACATCTGAAATTGCTGTCAAATTCACATTCCGAAAGTTCATCTATGATCAATTCTTTCATTTCTTCAACATTGTCAAAATTATTATTCATATAAATTTACCTCCACTTATATATTCTCCAAATGAAATTTCTATTTACAATTATTCAAACCACACAGGAGCTTTACCTATGTCATATTTCTTGCAAATAAGATACGAACAATATCCGTCTATCAATTCATAATTTCTGTCAATTATAATCTTCCCCAGTTCACCATACTTGATGAATGTATTTTCTTTCTTCCTGAATTTTCTGTAATTGGGTGGAGTAGCAAGAAATTCTTCTCTAATTTTAATCTCATTAATTGGAATCCAATATTCCTTATTTGAACTGTAATCAATATCAAAAAATATTCTCAGTCTATCAATAATTCTCATCTTTATAATCCTCCTCGTCCATTGTTTCGACACGATATCCCAACCAATCTATAAGATAATCAGTACATGGAATACAGTCTCTATGTATATATTGTCCTTCTGAATTTCTCAGATAATCTTGTCCACTTAAAATACCCCCACCACAATAGCAACATAAGTAATTATATTTCTGATGAAAGTTTGGACATCTTGTAAGACAAGGATTATTGCCACAAATGTTGCACATACATATAACCTCTCTTTTTAATTTATACATTCATAGGAATATCCATCGTTGCTTGTATAGTAAATATGTTTTATCCCTAAATCTTTAATCGCTGCCATACAACTTGGACATGGACGACACATACCAAATTCTCTGTCTAGTCTCGTTCTAAAAATATATAATTTTACTTTTTGGAAATTTATATCCAGATGACGGATAGAATTAAGACAATTGATTTCAGCATGTAAAGTCGGTTTAATACCATTCTTATTCCATGAATTTCTATATCTGTTATAATATTTTTGAATAGGATGCGTTTTAATTGTATTACAACCAATTCCTATTACATTTCCTTGGTAAACGGCTATACACCCTATATGTGTTTTTTTATAATCCGAGATGGTAGCAGCCATTTTAGCTTTTTTAAAATATCTATAATCTGATTTACTTAACATTTCTCTCTAACTCAAACATAGCAGTTCCTCTATCAATACAATCAAGCTCATATTTGTATCTGTCTATATATCTCTGAATAATTCCTCTTTCTATAAGCATTTCAATATATTTCACTAAATCATTCTTGATTGTTTTTATCTCAGAAGAAAACTCTATTTCAATCTGGTCATCCATAAGATCTAAATGGTCAATATCTGTCTGTTTAATGTAGAAAGTGGCTAAGTAAGATTCTTTCTCTTTATTCCATTTTGCTAAAGCAACCACTGTGTAATTATTATGTAAGTCTACGCTAATACCAACATTAGCAATAATTTCGTATCTAAGCATGTACTGCTTCCTCCTTTAAATTTTGTCTTTCTTCACAAGCCTTAAGCTTTTTATTATAATCTCTAGTTATACATTCTCTCTTTTTTGTCTCGTCAAACTTAAAATCTGCAGCTATACGACTGGCAATATTTAAATCGCAACCACCGAAATCCGCTTCTGATAACTTGGGATAGCATACAAGCTTGTTCTTTCTCTTAAGTTCCATTGTTCTTCTTGCTACATGTCTTTCTGTTTCCTTCGTCATAAATATTTGTTCTCCTTGTTAAATAAAATTTTTTATTCATATCATTCATCGCTCCTTTATAGTGTGTGTGATATGGTTTATGTGTTACTTTTATATATTCCCTTATTGCAAAAGGGTTTGTTCTAATTCACTGATATGGTATAATCATTAAGATGTGTATATACACTTGTAACTCATTAACTAAAGTCACGACTGATTCTTATATCAGGTACGGAGGTGTGATTATGCACATTAAAAATAGTGAAATCTATAATCTTTCCTATTTTAATAGTGTCTTATTATGAAAGGAGGATTGTAGATATTGCTAATCATTATTCTTACACCAGCTGTTATAATCGCAGTTTTGAATCTTGTTAAATATTGTGTCAAGTGTTTTACACAGTATAAAGAATTGAAGCTACTTGTAACTTCAGGAAAAGAACGTGTCGCCATCACGAAAAATGGCATATCATATAAGAAATAGGATATAGTAGGTACGTGAATTACTATTGTATTCATTTCTTATAGTAACTTTTTAACAATAATTTACCAGTGAATTAGAAGCCTCACTGAAAATTAGAGCGTTTAGTGTAACGCTCATTGCGCAAATTTATGGTAAAGAGATATTGTCGTAAGTGGCAGTATCTCTTTATGTTCTTAACTTATTGTTCTCCAAAATCTCTATTTGTTTTTTGATTTCCTCACATGGATCATATTTATTATCAATTCTTTGACCATGCTCATCATTTATAAAATGTCTATAATCAACAAATACCTTTGGAGTAGTTAAATATTTTTCTTTCCCATCTTTAATATATTTTTCTCTCTTCATAGGTTGACATTTTATAATTTTTAATTCTTCCAAAATATCAACTATGCGTCCTATATATCTCTCAGAAAGTCCAATATCTTCTGAAATCGTTTTGAAATACCGATAGCAACAGAGGGGTTTATCTTCTATACGATTCAAATTGACACGAATATAGGAAAGTAAGAGTAAGATATAAGCAGATGACATTCTCGCAAGGTCTATATTTTTACCTTTTAACTCTTCCTTAAAATTCAATATTTTATCCAATTCATCAAAATAAATGATTCCAAAATTATCAGGCACATCGAATTTTTCAATATTTAGTTGTACTTGCTGATATTTCACCGAATTGGTGTTTTCTTTTAGACACTTCTCAAAATCAGGACATGATTCAAAATATCCATAATGAGAGAGAAGTAATAGAACTTCATAATATTTTTGATTTATTTTCCCATCTCTGTAATTAGGTTTCAGTTTAGACCAGTGACAAAGTTCTGTTGTAGAAAATGCCACCGTGTCATCAAGTGAACGTCTTGTGCAAAGATATGAGAAGATTATTACACGCTTAGATGAGAGATCTTTATCATAGATGATTTCTCGTGGAATTTTTACATAGTTTGGCAAGACGTATCACCTCACTATGTTAATCTTCTAATAAGGACATTTTTAATCTTTTGTTCTTATTTAAACCAGAATTGTATTCATTTACATAAATCTTTGCATATTTTAAAGATGGTTTCTTTGTATATTTATCATTATCTGCAATTTCTTTAATGATAGATGGGGATTTTTTCCCGACAGAAGTAATAAGTCTCTTATTGTCAAAAATACCTTTATATGTTTCATAAAAGTCAAACATTCCCCTAATATAATTCCACTGCAATGATTTTGAATTTCCATTCCAACAGCCCTTGACTAAATCCATACATTCAATAAAGCCATCTACGTCATTTCTTGACGAATATTCCTTATACATATCTAATAGTTTTGCAGGACACTTAATTTTATAATCATTTCCTGGTTCTTCTCCAAAAATATCTAACTTAAAGCCAAGTGCTTTTATGCAATTATTAAAATCCTGTTCAATCTTATTTTTTTCATATGTACCATTAATCTGAGATGTAAGTGTGCGTTTTCTATTCTGTGGCTTTTCTTTTGTATTAGTTATGGTAAACCAATCATTCTCTTCCTCAATAGTTAAACCATAACGAAGTTCACACGGTACAGTCGTCCATCCTCTCATCTTTAAAATTGCAATAGTATGCTGACCATCACATACTTTCATAGAACCATCTTCTCTAACGCTAACCTTTACTTCATCAACCTCATTTTCATCAAAATACTCATCACTACTAAGTCTTTCAACACGCTTCATATCAATATCTCTCTGATAATTAAGCATTGCATCCAATTTATCAATTGGTACTTCCTTATGTGCAATCTTATTGTCTGTTACTTTTGTTCCTTTTACTAAGTCTTTTAATTTCATTATTTAATCCTCCGTTTTTAATGTTGTTTTTTTTGCTAACTCAATAGCAGTTAATAGTTTCGTTATATTATTCTCTGCATTGGCAATACATTCATCTAATTCTGATTTGGTTACACGATTTTCCATATCACTAAGAATACTAACAAACCCATCATAAAATCTTTCAAATCCAATATTCATACATTCGATTATATCAATCTTATAATCCCAAATAGAATCAAGATACTCTTTTGACTTTTCGGTTTTAAGGTCTTCACATATTTGTCTTACTTCTTCGCTGACTTGATTTTTTTGAGAAGGTTGAACAATAGAAGATGATGTAGTTGGTTGCTCAATATTATATTCTTCATTTTGATTATCAGAGAATTGTTCTTTTTTCTTTTCATTCTGTAATTCCTTATAACCAGCACTAATAGAAGTTTCACCTGACAAAACACGCTGCTTTAAATCTTCGTTATCTGAATTAAGAACTTTTGCACCCATCTTATATGTAGTTGGTTTAACACCTGCTATATCTGCAAGTTTCTTATTTGTTGATTTAAATTCTCGATTGGTCAAATTTGACTTGTCGGCAGTTTGATTCTGTTTTAAATTATTTAATGAATTCTCTTTTGCTTGTTTCTCGTAAATAGGTCTATATTTCTCAGTTACAGCAATTCTTTGAATAGGTGATAAATTACGTCTGCCAAGCTGAATATCCAACATCCATTCCATAACTTCATCTTTTGTTTCATATCCAAGAGTACCAACAACATAATCAATATTGTGTTTTTTGCAAATAGAGTAGCGATTATGACCATCTACAATATAACCATGCCATTCCATAATAGGAAAATTCTTATCAAATCCATTTTCTACAATATTCTTTTCAAGTTGTTTGTACTCATCACCTGTAAGTGGTGGTAGTAAATCCCTTAATTCAGGATCAATTTTTAATTCTTTCTGTTGCATTTTAAAATCCTTTCTTCTAAAACATAATTTACAGTTACAATTTTGTGCGAGAGTGTGTAATAAGTGGTTTAATAGTATATTCTCCATTTGAATTCGCACAAACATTAAAAATTGCATTTATATGAAATTGTCAAAAATTCATTTGGGTACATGTATGACGTACCCAAAAGTAAAAATTTTCTTCATTTGGGTACATGTCAGGTGTGGATTTGTGTAGGTCAATATCTATATAGACTCATATTATCAAGAGAAGAATATTACGCTTGTATTTCGCTTACGCTTCATACAAGCTCTATAATTTTTTGTTTGATTGTTATTGATTGGTTTAGGTACATGGTGTTTTTGATTAACGTTTTCATTTGGGTACATATGAGATGTACCTATGTGAAATTATTCTATATTTAATTCTTGAATTTCTTCTTCTGACATAGAATCCAATTTCTTTAATGCTCTTTCAATATAAATAAGTTCTAATAATGTGAAGTTATCTATTATTAATTTTGTATCATGGCTATTAATAATATCTATATAAATATGATTAGATAGTTTCTTGGCAACGGATTTTCTTGTTCTTTTAAATAAAATTGATTTTTTCATAATATCATTCTCCTTTTGAATTATTCTCTGTATTATTCTCTTTTTCTAAAACAACATAATCAGCAAATGAATCTTCAATAAAAAATATAGGTAACTTATTATGATATCTTTCATATATTTTTTAACCTGATATAGCAATAAGAAAACTATTGTTACCTTGTCTTGATTTTTCTAATTGCTCTAATTCAGCTTTAAATTTTCCATTCTTAACTGAACCTATTTTTCCACAGATGGAACAATATCCATATAACTTTGTGTTTATGAATGTTTTCCCTGTAAATGCAATCGGAAATTGAATTAAACATTCTTTATATTGATGTTTGTGCCTTGATTTGCGATTGCTCTTTGAAATATTGCTTTCTTTTTGTTTAAGATATTTTGATATATCATCTTGTATCATAGATTACTCCTTTGATATATTATTCTCTTCAATTGTCTATCCCACAGATGTTCTTTTCTTGCTAACGCTGCGAAAAGACCGCCCTTATCAAAGGGCTACATCTTGTGCTTACGCACATACTATCTTTTTGAGCTTGTATATAGTTTTCTCATACCCCCTATCTGTGGAGTAAATTAACGATTTTGAGGGTGAATTTCAATTTTTATGTCTTAGGTGATAACTTATAAGGGTATGAGATAAAAGTGGCTAATTTTTTCTGTGAGGTGTGATTTTTTCTCCCTAAATAGATTGAGAAGTGATTTAATATGCTAATTCATCAAATATATTTCTATAAAAGTTACATGATAAGTTATTAAATGTTTCTGTTGTAATTAATGTTAAGTTACCCACCCATAATGAGTCCTCCTTTAAAATTTATTATTTTTTGTTTGGCAAGAGTGGTGTGATGATTATTTACAATAGATTATTCTCTTATATGAATTTGAATTTATGAATTTTTAAATAGAATAGTGGAGAATAATATAAATTTATGCAATAAAAAAACAGACAGCTTAATTACCGCCTGTTAATTTTTTATGTTTATTTGATTTATATTGATAACCAGTTAGATTCTGGTTTTGCAATAAGACGAGCATTATTATATGCCATATCAAGTGTTAAACATGTGTGACCTTGATAATAATTTCCTACTTTAGTTACGGTTAAAGCTAATGATGGAGTAGTATCATCCTCTAAGCATAATGGAAGTAACAACTGAATCTTATTTTCATAATATTGTGGTATTGCCAATTTATAATTAGCTGATACTCGCTTCTTCATAGTTTCTATTGAACCATTGAGATTGTTAAGAATATTTTTGCTATCTTTAAGCTTTTCGGGAATTCTTTCAATATTATTAATATCTTTCAATATATGTTTATAATTAATGTTTATTTCGTAGTGCCAATCAAATAATAAGAGAGATGGATCATCAAAATAATTTGCTCTTGGTGGGCGATCAGAAATATTCATATTTCCTAAATCATATGATGTAAGAAACTTTAATCCATTTTTGCTTTTATCTTGATATGCGTATATTGGTTGATAGAATTCGGTAAAAAGTCCTGTGTTAAATAGTGCATATTCATTATTAATAATTACGTTCTTTTCAGAAGATAATTTTTTATATGTGTGAACCATATAATTTGTAAGAATTTTATTATTAGGGTATGTATCATTAGACCAATTTTCTTTATCTGCTATTTTAATTATATCTTCTATATAATCATTCCAGTTTACATTGAAATACGCCATATATTCTGCTCCTTCTGTATTTTTAAATGCTTCTGCAAGTATATCATATTTTCTTGATTCATGGAATGGAAAAATAGTTGTATCATCTGGCTTGTACAATTTAAATGGATATGATTCATATTCTTGTGATTCAAGTGGTATATATTCTCCTTGTAATTTAGTACATGCTTTTATATAAGCTTCTTGTGGTGTATCAGCATAAACAAAATAAATGTAATCATATGGTTCATAACAATATGCTGCTGTTGTTGGTATTAAATATGTATTCATTTGTAAACCCTCCTTAGAAATGTGATTTATACAATTTTATATTCTCTTTTTTAAATTTGTTTTAAGATAAAATTCTTTACATGGGATATAAGGCGAAAAATTAATGATTTTGAGTCTATTTTGGATTTTTATGTATTAAGTGGTTAGTTGTTAGGGTAGAGAGTAAAAATTGAAATTTGAGCTGTGACAGTGGATTTTTGTATAGGTGCAAGAATTAATAATATTATTTATAGTAAATGTATGTGAATGTATATAGATAGTTAATGTAATTTTGGTGATGTAAAAAATTGACCTTGTATTTTGAGCATTTAGGTGGGTAAAAATGATTTTAGGTGTTAATGATAGGGCGAAATGAAAAGGCTGTATATGAGCGTGATAAAGAGGTTAGATGAGATGTGGGATTTTTGGTATTGTTATAGTAGGATTTTTTTATGGTTTGTATTGGATTTTTTTGGCTGTTTTTGTGATGTATATAGGTAATTTTAGATTTTTTGATGTGGTTTTTATGTAGCCCCCTTATTGTTGATTAGAGATTTATGATTTATGTAATTGATTATAATGATGATTCTGGATTAAAAATGGTTATCGGTAAAAGTGCTTATAAATAAGGATAATTTTGGATTTGTGAGTGAATTTTTGATGAAATGAAAGTTTGATTTTTGGGTTGTAAGATGGGTGAAAGTGGCTTGGTTAGTAGGTTTGAGCGATATGGGGTACGATATGGGATTTGAGATGGGAAAATTGGGATTTTGCTTGATTTTATTGGGGATTTTGAATATTGGGGAAGGATGGATTTTTAAGTTGGTATGTGGAATAACCAGCTAAGTGGATGCTGCCAAAATGTGACTATCATTTTAGTTTTAAGTACCCCCCAACATATAAAAACAATGGCTAATAGATATATATTAACCATTCTTTTTTACTGGCACTTTTGAGCAAACCTATGTAGTTTTTAAAACTATGTCAGATAGTTTGATTTGCTATGTGATATCATTCTGATATCGTTTAAAAAAGATTTAAAATATTTAAAATTGATACTTGACTTTTAGCAAGACTAGGTATATTATAATAGACAAGTCAAGCGGATACATAAAATTAATAAAAAAGATTTTTAAAATACTACTTGACAAAAGTCAAGCAAACCTTTATA